CATAAGTTCCGACAGGAATACCCCACTACAGCTGAGGAAGCATTTCTAGTCTCAGGATCTAATGTCTTTGACATAGAGAAGCTGGAACAGCTGGTACCAGAGACTCCAGAGAGCCACAGGTCGTGGGATGCTAACAGTAAGCAGTTTGAGGATAACCGGGAGGGTAAGCTACAGATCTTTAGCTACCCTAAGTGGGAAGACAACTATGTTATTGCTGCTGATGTGGCACTAGGTGTTGGTCAGGATTACTCCACTGCTGTTGTCTTAAACAAAGATTATAGAGTGATGGCATTGTATAGGGACAATAGGATAGACCCTAGTCTCTTCGGGGAACTACTGTTCTACCTAGGTCGCTATTACAACAACTCACTCCTATGCCCAGAGTCTAACTCGATGGGTATTGCAACAATACAAAAGCTTGAATCAATGAACTATGTCAACCTCTATAAACAGGCTAAGAAGGCTAATGTCAACCATGAGTCTGCTGCTCGTGTAGGCTTCAGGACTACCTCAGCTTCTAAGCCAGCTATCATAGGTAACTTGAAGTCTCTCATAGAGAACGAAGAGGTTAACATCCCTTCTAACATTATGATTCAAGAACTAAAAGACTATGTATCAACGGACACAGGGAAGACTGAAGCAGCAGCTGGCTGTAATGATGACACGGTAATGGCATTGGCCATAGCCTGTGAAGTCTTACGTACCCACTGGGATAAGCTTCAGAGTAACAATGTCCCTTGGTCAACCAGAGTTTCTATGCAGATCGAGGATGAAACTCAATGGTTATGAATACGGGGTTAAAAGCCCCAACTGGATTCCATTAGTCCTCACCCAGTCTGGTATCGCTGGGGGAATAAAACGATACCTTTTTATTAACGAAGACCGTACCTGCAAAGGCCACACGTATAGTGGCAGGACATGTAGCAATAGTCTTCATTATAACGATTGATAGATTGACCCTTGGAGGGAACTATGCGATTTAACGAAGAAGCACCTAAGCAAAAGACTGCTAAGAAAGAGGCTAGTAAGAAACCCAGAGAGTTGCCTAAGGCTGGTAGTTACTCTAGTAAAGAACTAGAGAAGTCTAAATCAACCCCTTGGAGGCACTAATGAGTCACGGATATAAAGAGAAAGTAACGGATGAACAGCTAGCTAACCTAGTTGAACAGGGTATTGCTAACAGTGTAGGTGATTGGTTGAACTCCTCAGACCTCTCAAGAGAGCGTGAGAAGAGCACCTATGAGTATGCTGGTCTAGCCCAAGGGCACTTGAAGCCACAAGGCGTAAGCACCATTGTTGATACGTCTACAACTGAAACAGTTGAAGCGTACACAGCTGTCTTATGTGACCTGTTCCTAAACAATGGTAAGCTGGCTAAATTCACCCCCTATGCAGCCTCTCCCGGTGCACACAAACAAGCACACGATGCCTCTATGGTAACCAATTACTGCTTGTTTAAACAGAATAATGGATGGGAGATAATCCAAACATGGATAAAGTCTTCCCTCCTTTGGAAGAATGGTATTATTCGATGGGATTATGTAGAGGATTACTACACAACCTTTGAAGAGTACGAAGTGATCTCTCAGGCGAAGCTCGATGAGCTGCTGTCTGATGAATCTGTAGAGATCGTAGGTGATCTTGAGTTTGAGAATGAGGTAGATGCTACAGGTGATGCTGAACTTGTCTACGTAAACGTACGCATTAAGCGCACCATAGACCGTTCTAAGGTACGATTAGAGAACATCCCCCCGGAGAACTTCCGTATTTCCCGTGATGCTACCTGTATTGAAGACGCTAACTTTGTTGGTATCCAAACAGACATGACACGTAGTGAAATCCGTAAGTATTGGCCTGATATTGCTGATAACATCAATGATGATGAGTGGGATGAGCTAGGTGGTATGGCATGGTCGGGTAATACCCGTTACAGCCAAGACGTTGCTGCACGTAAGGAAGTAGTTGGTATGTCTTACTGGCAGGGTGCTAGTGACTCAATGCCTGTAGAAGCCAATCGAGAGCTGTCTGTGACAGAGTGCTGGATGAATGTTGACCGTGATGGTGATGGTATTGCTGAGCTTAAGCGATTCATTATGATTGGTGGCAAGGTATTCCATGAAGAAGACTGTGATCTTATTCAGGTGGCCGCATTGTCCCCTATAGACATCCCTCACGAGTTCTATGGTCTATCCATAGCTGACCTTACCCGTTCGTCTACTTTGGCTGCTACGGCTATTCTAAGGGGCTTCGTGGAGAACACGTACCTTACTAACTACAGTCCTAAGTTAGCTGATCCAAACGTGGTAGACTTCTCTGCGTTGCAGAACATGAAGCCTAAACAGATCATCCCTACTAACGGATCACCACAAGGTGCTGTTGCTGCCCTACCTCCTGAGACTATCTCGACTGGTACTGTGCCGTTACTGCAACACCTACAGATTATTAAAGAACAAGCGACAGGTATGTCTAAGGCTGCTCAAGGCCTTAACGATACACTGTATGTCTCTGGTAACAGTGAAGGTAAGATGGCTGCTGTGCAGTCTGCTTCCCAGAAACGCATCCAACACATTGCCCGTAGGTTCGCTGAGACAGGTCTCAAGCGTCTATGTGAGGGTGTATACTCAACTATCCGTAAGCAGATCAACCAGATGAATGTCTGTGTTGGTGGCATTACAGAGGTTGTGGATTGTGGAAACCTACCAGACCGTATGGAATGTGATGTCATCTTGGACATCGGTGAGAACAGCAATGCTAACCTGATCAATAAGCTAACAACAGTAGGTCAACAGATCTTACCTAGCTTGAACTCAGCTGGAGCTGGCAGTATCATTAAGCCAGAGTCACCTGCAATACTTGCAACTAAGTTGTTAGAAGCTATGGGACTATCCAGTGATGACTTCCTAGAAGACTACACTACTGATGAGTTTAAAGAGAATGCAGCTAAGGCAGTCCAATCACAAACTGAGAATGCCCAGAAGACACAGGAGCTTCAGAACAGAAAGGCTGCGGCTGATGTTGATCTATCAGAAGCTAATGTTCGTTACACTGATGCACAGAGTGCTAACACTGTACAAGACAATTCTAAGCAAATGGCAGTAGCCATTGATAAGCACTACCAAGAGTGGGCTGATCTAACGATCAAAGCACAGAAGGAAGGTGCTGTTATCCCTGAGCACCCAACGTATGATCAGATACTAGCAATGGTCTCTGAGGTCATGGGTGGTAAGGTTGAACAGCCAATGGAAGAGCCTATGCCACAGGAACAAGCCCCACAAGGCCAGATGTCTGAACAAGATATGATGGCTATGATGCAAGGTCAATTACCAATCTAATAAGAGGAATAGGATGAATAAGTACAAGCAGACAGCCGAGAAGCGGTTGAAGAATGTACATCCAGATGTCCTAGCTAAACAAGCCCTAGTGAATGCCCAGTTCGCTTCAAGAGAGCGTGAAGAGTTTTTCACAGGGGCTTATGGGGAGTTGATGGTAGATTACTACCTTCAGTTCCTCAATACGGAACCCCATGAGAATAAGACCAGAGAGTTTATTTACTCCTGTGTCTTATCCTTGGGGGACGTTAAGTCCAAGCTAGCACAATACGAGATGTACGGAAAGAACATACCACACTTAGAAAGAGAGGTCGAGGACGATGGACAGTAGAACAATTAATTATGAAACCCTACTAGAGAATGTAGTGGGGATGATTGGATTATTAGAATATGATTCAATGCGTAGTGCAGGTAAATGTAAGTTAAACTCAAACAACTTGGTGAGCCTATATGCTCTCAAGGATCGTTATGAAGCTAACCTAGTACCAGCAACTGAACCAACTACGCAAAAGGTAGCAGCTAAGAAAGCTGTTGCTAAATAGAAGAGGAATTAAATATGACAGACAACACTACTCTACCCGCTATGGATGACAATGTGCAGATGTCCGATAACGGTCAGACCGAACAGAGCCTCCTAGATGCCGTGCTAAATAATTCAGACTTTCTGGAGAATGAAGCACCGCTACCTAATGAGGAAGTTCCAGAGGTTGACCCGGTGGAATCAGACGAAGTAGAAGACCCTGAAGAATCTGATGAAACCGTTACTGAAGAGGGAGATGAAGAAGACGCAGAAGAAACAGAAGATGAGGATGATTCCGAAGAGGATTCTACCCAAGAGACTGATGTATTCACTGCTGACGATTTAGATCTGGACGCTAAAGTCCGTGTTAAGATTGATGGTGAAGAACTGGATGTATCCTTTGCGGATCTCCTGAAAGGCTATCAGACTGACAGCTCACTTAGTAAAAAGGGTCGTGAACTAGGCGAAGCTAAGAAAGCACTTGAAGACGAACGGGCACGAGCCCTCGCTGAAGTGCAAGAACTTGGTAACGCTTCTGCTGCAATTCTAGTAGGAACTGAACAAAACCTTGCTAAGGAATACCATGACATCGAGGCTAAGATTGATAAGGCTCGTGCTGATGGTGACACTTACGAGGTAAGCGAACTGAAGGATCAACGTGAACAAGTCCAGAAAAGATACTGGAATGCTCGCAAGCAGCGTGAAGGCTTACAAGAACAATTAAAAGTACAACAACAATCTATTCAGGAACAACTCTGGGAAGAACAGCTGACTTACTTTAATGATAACATTGAAGCACAGTTGCCCGGGTTTAATGCTGAGATAGCTGCTGAGATACGTAACTTTGCCATAGGTGAGGGTGTATCTGAAGAGCTTGTAGATTCTATTGTTGATCCTAACATTGTTCGGCTATTGAATGACTACCGTGTGTTAAAGCAAGGTGTCACTAAAGGCCAAGCCAAACGTAAGGCTGCTCCTTCAAAGAAAGCAGTGCCTACCAAAAAGGCGAAGTCACCCAATCGTCAGAAGCAGGACGCATCCAAGATGACGAAGGCAAGAGCCTTCCGTGAAGATGCTTCCTCTGATGACCAGATGGCTTTTCTGCGGGATTATGCAGCAAACTCTCTGAAACTCTAATTAAATATAAGGAATACTATTATGGCTACAATTGGCGGTCGAGCTACCACAGGCCCAGCTGGAGGCGTTGCCTCTGGAACTAGTAACAGCAATGTTTCACAACGTGAAGATCTTGCTAACTTCATCTCCCTTATCACTCGTGATGAGACCCCTTTCCTGTCGTCTATCGGCAAGAGCAAAGCTACTGCAATCTACCACGAGTGGCAGACTGACGAGCTGGCTGCACCCGGCAACTCTAAGCTGGTTGACGGTGCTGACTACGTACAGCCCGGTGCTGGCGGTTCTGAAGGCGGTGCTGCATTTAACCCTGTTGGCCCATCACGCACTCGCTTGGGTAACTACACTCAGATCAACGGTAAGACTATCGCTGTATCCGGCACCCGCCGTGCAGTAGATCAGGCTGGCGTTGCTGATGAGTACGCATACCAGTTGAAGAAGCGTGGTACTGAGCTTCGCCGTGACATCGAGCACGATCTGGTAAATGGCTATCAGGTTGCTAACGGCTCAGGTACTCGTACCATGGGTGGCTTCCAGTCATACGTAAATGACGAGAAGACTTGTACTTTTGCTTCTGGTACTGCTGTTGGCGCTAACGCTGGTAAGGGCACTCACGTTCCTACCTTGCTTGCTGATGCTTCTCGTTCAGCACTGAGCCTGACTGACATCGATGGCACCATGCAGAAGATCTACGAGCAAGGCGGTAAGGCAACTAAGATCATGTTGTCTCCTAAGCTTCGCCGTGACTTCTCTGACCTGATGGTTGGTGACACTGGTGTTCAGCGTAACATTGATGCAGATGGCAAGCTACGTCAGTCTGTTGATATCTACATGTCTGACTTTGGTGATCTGATGGTAGTTCCAAACTACATCATGGGTCTCCAGACTGGCACTGCTGGTACTGCGAACGACTACTCTGATTCATGTGCACTTGTATATGATCCTCAGTGGTTTGCACTTGCATCTCTGCGTCCTTTGGCCGAAGTAGATGTAGGTCAGAAAGGTGACTCTACTGTCGGTATGCTGGTAGAAGAGAACACGTTTGAAGTTAAGAACCCATTGGGTTGTGGTGCTATCTACGGTCTTAAGTAAGACTTTAGGGTAACATCTATGGGGGAGTTGCTTTAGGGCTTCTCCCCCTTTTTTTATTATTGCTTTAGGAGATAAGTAATTATGATGGTAATTAAAGGTACAATCGGAACAACAGCTAATGGCTTCACAGCTGGAACACAATACAACCTCCCTGCTGAGGACTGCGTGTGGGTAACCGCAGACGCAACAGGTGGTGGTTATGAGCTGTCATCAGCTCGCTTTATTAAAGGCACTATTGACTTCGCCATTGTTGGCCCAGTCCTTGGTGTTATTGGAAAGACTGGTCGCTTTGTAGCGATAACTAATTAAGATATAAGAGGTGGGACTAATGGATTCTAAATACTATGGTATTAATACCGCAGGTGGAATGACAGGTGGTATTGATATAGACACAGGTGATTTCCAGATTCATCAAGACGCTGCACCTTTTATAGCGCAAGCTAAAGCTGATAGAGAAGGAACCCGTATAGGGCGTAAAGACATTGGGTACAAAAAGGCATGTACTATTCCTGATATCGTAGCTTTAGATATTTTAACTAAATACAAGATTGATGTACACGATGCAAACTTCATGCACGACCCCACAGCAGTTCGTAAGGTTATTGCAATCATGAAGTCAGAGTATCCAGCATTAATGTCTTACTAGGGGGCAGTGATGGCTAATAAGAAAGGCCCCTTAAGCAAGCCTGTTCCAACTAACAAGGCTTTATACTCCCGAGTTAAGGCAGAAGCTAAGCGTAAGTTTGATGTGTATCCTTCTGCTTATGCTAACGGTTGGCTAGTAAAAGAATATAAGAAACGTGGGGGAGGCTACCGATAATGGCTAAGTACAAAGGCGGTTTAAGTAAGTGGTTCCACGAGGAATGGGTTGACCTTAAGACAGGTGAAGCGTGTGGTCGTAAGTCTGCAAAAGACAGCAAGCGACCCTACCCTTCCTGCCGACCTAAGGCTGTCGCAGCTAAGATGACCAAGGCAGAGAAAGAAAGGAGCAAGCGTAAAAAGACTAGCTCTAAAAGGATTAAACATGATGTCACGGCAAGCGGCAAGCGGAGGGAAAAAGATGGCAATTGATAAAAGTAAAATGAAGTGTAACCAACCCCAGCGTACTCCTAACCACCCAACAAAGAGCCATGTTGTAAAAGCATGTTCCAATGGTGTAGAGAAGATCATACGGTTTGGAGAGCAAGGTGCCTCAACCGCAGGAAAGCCTAAAGCAGGTGAGTCAGCAAAGATGAAGGCTAAGCGTAAAAGCTTTAAGGCCCGTCATCAAAAGAACATTAGCAAAGGGCCAATGAGTGCAGCTTATTGGGCTAACAAAGTTAAATGGTAGAAGGAGAGGCCCAATGGCTACATATACAGAATTAGTAAAGATGGTACGAGATTGGGCTAACCGTGAGCAAGCGGTTCTTTCTGACTCTATTATACAATCAAGCTTAAGGTATGCCGCAGATGAAGCGTACCGACATTTAGAGATTCCACCTTTGGAGTTCTCTAAGTACTACGTGATTCGTAAAGACACACCCATCACCTATTGTACAAAGACATCAGAAGGTGTCTATGCAGTAGCTGTAAGTAATAACATTAAAGATGCACAGTTTAACACTAACGACACTAACCCAGACGTAGCTAATGCTACCTTTGCAGTGCCCCATGATACAGTCTCTTTTATTGTCTTGAGATCTATGGGTACGACCAAACGCCCTGAGATAGGAGCTACTGTTAATGGTGTTGAGGTTACTGATGTTAACCAGAAGAACTATGCAATCATCTTAGCTTCAGATACGCCCAGTGTAAACACTCATAGTGCATATCAAGATACTGTGTACAATGAAACAGTAGATACTAAGACCTTCTACGACTACAACGATAGCACTCACAACAGTGGTTACTTTACCCGTAAGGGTGGGAACATCCTGATTGCGGGTCAGCTAGTAGCTGAGGGTGATGTTGTAGAGTTGTTCTACTACCGTAGACTCGCTGCCCTAGATGCACGTAAGACCATACCTGCTACGGTTACACTTGCTGAGGCTCAAGCTGACAGTGATACCTATGAGGTAAAGACTGCGGTTGAGTATGAAGCACTTACAGTGCTGGAGAAAAGAACTTATCAAGAGATTGAAGGTGAGTATGTCAGGTATGTCGCAGAGGTTGGTAATTGGTTGAAAGATCAAAATGAGCGTGTACTACTGTTCGGTGCTTTGCATCGTTGCTTTGACTACTTACAAGAAGATCAACAATCAGAGAAATATAAAGCTCGCTTTGCAGAAGCCATACAAGAGTTAAACAACGAAGAGAAGAAACGTAAGCTCTCCGCTGGTCAAGCTCATGTTAGTTTTGATGCAAGGGGATTAATCTAAGGAGGCAACATGTCAGATATAACAGATGATATCGCTCTTGGTGGATCTTTTGGAGGTTCCGGGGATGATCAAGTCCAAGTCATACCCACAAACACTGTAGGCCCAGAACCAACTACTAATCTAATAGTAACTGATGATTCATCACTTGGCGGCTCTTTTGGGGAAAACGGTTCGCCTGAGGCAATCACAGCTAACGACACAGCTGTTTCTGCTGCTAATGAAGCGAAAGTGTCTCAGGCAGCTGCTTATGCCTCAGAGCTTGCTGCTGCTGCCAGCGCATCTTCTGCACTCACTAGTGAAACTAACGTTGCTTCGAGTGCTGATGCCAGTGCTGCGAGTGCTTCTCAGAGTGCTGCAAGTGCTATTAGCTCAGAGACAAGTGCAGTCAACGCTGAAACTTCTAATCTATTAGCAGCGCAACACGTTGTTGATGCAGAGAATGAAGCTCTCGCAGCTAGTAACAGTGCCAGTGGTGCTGCTGCCAGTGCTGCTGCCGCTGCCGCAAGTGAAGCTAGTGCTGAGTCATCTGACATAAGTGCTACCACAGCTTCTATTGCTGCTCAACAGTACTCTCTCACTTCGGTAAACAGTGCTGCTGCGTCAGCAAGTAGTGCAGCTGCCTCTTTAGCCTCAGCAGATCTTGCCGAAACTTCAGAAGACAACGCTGCTTTGAGCGAAGCTAACGCTGCTGCAAGTTCTACTGCTGCTTCAGATTCCGAAGACCTTGCGATGCAATGGGCTACTTCAGTCTCTTTAGTGGACAGTACAGCTTTCTATGGCGCTTATAAGTATGCTCAAGATGCTGCCGCATCAGCTACAGTTTCTAGCCAAGCAAGCGCAACTGCTGTTAGTGAAGCTCAAGCTGCCTCAGCTAGTGAAACTAACGCTACTGCATCTGCAACTGAGGCATCTCTTAGTGCCAATGCTTCTGAGACAAGCGCTGCTGCCTCGGCTGCCAGTGCAACTCAAGCTGGAAGCTCTGCTACTCAAGCACTTGACTATAAGAACCAAGCTTTAACTGCTGCACAAAATGCTCAAGCTAGTGAGACTTCTGTAGCTGCTAATGCTGTTACAGCTTCTGCTGCTGCACTTGCTGCTTCGACTAGTGAAACTAATGCAGGTCTTAGTGAAGTTAATGCAATAAACAGTGAAGCTGCTGCTGCATCGAGTGCTGTGAGTGCAGCATCAAGTGCATCAGCTGCTCAACTTAGCGCTGACGCTGCTAATGTGAGTGAGGCTAATGCAGTTTCCAGTGCTCTTGAAGCTAGCCTTTCAGAAGCAGCTTCATTTGATAGTGAAACTAATGCTGACATATCTGAGGCAAGCGCACTAGTATCTAAGGACGCTGCTGCTGCTAGTGCAGCTTCTGCATCTACTAGTGCTAGTGCTGCTGCTGTCTCAGAAACTAACGCCAGTTCTTCAGAGTTAGCAGCATCTGGATCAGCCACTGATGCAGCTAACAGTGCTACAGCTTCTGCTGCAAGTGCTACAGCTTCTGCTACTTCAGCAACTAACTCTGCTGGTAGTGCAGCTACTTCTTTAACAGCTCAGGCTGCTTCTGAAGCAGCTAGGGATGCAGCACTAGCAGCTTTTGATAGCTTTGATGACAGATACTTGGGACAGAAAACTGATGACCCCACCACAGATAATGATGGTGATCCTTTAGTAGCTGGTACTTTGTACTTCAACACCACCACTGACACTATGAAAGTGTATGAGGGTGCCCAGTGGGTGGCTGCTTATGCTTCTCTCGCTGGTGTGTTACTTGCCACAAACAACTTAAGTGACTTAACAGATGTAAGTGCAGCTAGGACTAACTTAGATTTAGGCACCATTGCAACAGCAGATGCTGAAGACTACTTACTATCAACTGGTGGTATCGTAACAGGTACCATTGAAGCACCGTTGTTTGAGGGTGATCTCAGCGGTGCACAGGTGTTTCCTGCTAAGGCTGGGGAGGCAATAACTAAAGGTGATGCACTTTATATTTCAGGAATAAGCGGAAATACGCCTATAGTTATGAAGGCAAACGCTAGTGACTTTACTAAGATGCCATCCTTTGGAGTATCTCAAACTACAGTTAGTGCTAATGCAAATGTTAATTGCGTAACTTATGGCCAATTACATAACATAGATACAACACCTTTTTCCCTTGGTGATCAACTCTATGTTAGCACTACTTCTGGAGAGCTAACCGCTACGGCCCCTGCTGGTGAGACCTCGCTTATACAAAACCTAGGCAAGGTTGAGAGGGTTCACGCATCTACTGGAGCTTTGTTCATTGCTGGTGCTGGTCGAGCTAACGCAACCCCCAATCTTGATTCTGGTAATTTCTTTCTAGGTAATGGTTCAAACCAAGCAGTATCTGCTGACTTTGATACTAGCGTTACTAATATTGCCCTGCCTCTTGCTGGTGGTGCATTGACTGGAGCTGTTACAACTACGAGCACCTTTGATGGGCGTGATGTTTCCGTTGATGGCGCTAAGCTAGACGGCATTGAAACTAATGCAACTGCTGATCAAACAGCTTCAGAAATAAAAACTGCTTATGAGTCTAATGCTAACACTAATGCCTACACTGACTCTGAGAAAACTAAACTTACCGGCATTGAAACTAATGCAACTGCTGATCAAACGGCTGCTGAGATTAGAGCATTAGTAGAAGCAGCTGCCGACTCTAATGTTTTTACAAATGCGGATCATAGCAAGCTTGATGGTATAGAATCTAACGCTACTGCGGATCAAACCGCTAGTGAGATTAAATCTGCCTACGAGTCTAATGCGAACACAAACGCCTTTACTGACGCAGACCATACTAAACTTGACGGCATAGCAGCGAACGCTAATAACTACGTATTGCCTTTCACAGACAACTCCACCAACTGGAACACTGCCTATAGCTGGGGTGATCACGCTGCTGCTGGTTATATAACATCCGCAACTGGCTTTCTGCCTCTTACTGGCGGTACGCTGACTGGTGCTTTAGAGATAACTGGAAATGGTGACCTGCTAAATCTTAGAGCGCCTGTTAATGGAAACATTGTGCGAATGACATTTAGCTCAAATGTCCCAGACACTCAAGTTGGTCATATTGAATATACACACGGGAACACGGCTTCTTACGGTTCTGGAGAGGCTTTTTACATAGGCGGCACTGAGTCTACAACAACAATATTAGCTGATGGTAAGCTAATGTTTAAAGAAGGTATCTACCTTAAGCCAGCAACAGGAACTGGCGCAGGCACTCGAAAAGACCTTAATTGGGACACAGCTTACGGCTGGGGTAATCACGCTAGTGCTGGGTATTTACCCTCTTCTAGCTACACTGCTTCTGATGTACTGACCAAGATTAAAACAGTAGACGGCTCAGGCTCTGGGTTAGATGCTGACCTTCTGGATGGCATTGATTCAACAGGATTCGTAAAACAGCTTGCCGACGGTACTTCACCAGATTACCAGACTCCTTCTAGTAGAAGAGTTGACCCAACTACTTCTAACCCTACAAACGCCCACCACGCAATAAGCACCTTTGGCAATGGCAGCAACGTCACTGGTCAATTAGCTACTCATTTTGTATCAGGGGAAGCGTACACAAGAGGCTATAACAATGCTTGGTCTGCTTGGCGTACGCAGTGGGATAGCCTAAACGACGGTTCAGGCTCAGGTTTAGATGCTGATTTGCTGGATGGGCAGCAAGGCTCTTACTATGCTCCAGCATCACGAACATATCTGCCTACAGCAGGAAACTATGTATGGGATGCAAACAGCGCCGCATCAACTTATAACGTAGGGCTGCAAACATCTTTTGTTCGAACTGCTGATAACTGGCCAAGTTACGGCGCAGTGCTGCACGTTGGGGCAAGAGGTGGTGAAGATGCAGGAGGTGATTTTCAAATATATTGCGGGCATGGCTCAGCATATGGTGGTAATTATTTGCGAGTTCGTAACGCAGACAATGATACCGTTCCTTCTGATTCTTGGACTGCGTGGAGAACTATCTGGGATAGTGGCAACGACGGCTCTGGTTCTGGTTTAGATGCTGACTTATTGGATGGACAGCAGGGTTCTTACTATTACCCCGCTAGTAATCCTAACGGTTATACAAGCAACACAGGCACAATGATAGAAACGGGAACGACATTTAGCGGGACGTATCCTTTATCTTTTAGAATTGGTTCAAATAATTATTACTCTCATGGAAACATTACATACACAGGGTCTACAGGCACTTTAAATTCCACTGCGGGCAACTACTCTACTACCAGCACTGCTAATAGGTTTACAACCAATTCTGGGTACATAGAGCTTGGCCCAATGAATACAAGTTGGGCGCACATTTATACAGATAGGTCAAACTTCTATTTCAACAGAGAGCTTTACGTTAATGGCAACCTTGTTTGGAACGCAGGTACCGATGGCTCTGGCTCAGGATTAGATGCTGATACTGTCGATGGTATTCAGGGTGGATCTTTCCTCCGCTCTGATGTGTCTGACGTTTACAACGGGCGTGTTCTGGAGTTTGGTACAGCAGGTAATGGTACAAATACTTCAGGTGCCTTCTTAACTATTGAAGGAAATACTGACAGTTCCGGTGAAGGCTCAGGACGATTGTTCTTCCGAGAACACAACAGTTCGACAGCTGCCGCTGACGCCTACGGCATGTCACTAGGATACCGAGGCGGCTCAACAAGCGTAACAACAGCGCGTGGCAATACTTGGACAGGGCTTGCAGCCATAGGGAATGGTGAATGGGGTATGTGGGGGCATGATGGCTACGATACTGGCTCCCTTGTTATGCACGGCCCAAGAAATGGATCTTATGTTGATTTCTCTAACGCCTTAGTCGGTGGAAGTCAAGTCTGGCACGCAGGTAACGACGGCTCAGGTTCAGGCTTAGACGCTGATTTACTTGATGGTCGTTCTTCTTCAATTACTGCTAATGCTTATACGATAGCATTAAGGGACGGAAACGGTCATTTATATGGCAATTATATCTTAGGGTCATATTTTAATGCTTCTTCAGGCAATAGCGAAAACCCCACTATTGGACAAATATGGACTCAAAATACCAGCGATAACTATTTAAGGAAATCTACTCCAGCGCATTTTGCGAATCAAATGTCAGGATATTTCCTCCGCTCAGACGCTGCCAATACTCTCACTCTGACAATGGACGCAGCAGGCAATAATTATGAGACTGGTGCGAGTATAATAAGCATTGGCGTATTATCTTCATCCACATCATACAATTACCACATGGTGTTCAAGGACGCGAATGGAACTGTAAAAGGCCGCATTACAAACAATACTTACGGAACGCAGTACACAACCAGTTCCGATTACAGGCTTAAAGAAGATATTCAGCCCGTTGAAGATGCAACCAGTCGAATACTTGATCTTAACGTTCGCAATTTCCTTTGGTCTGGAACTGATTGTCGTACAGATGGATTTTTGGCTCACGAGCTTGCAGAGGTTGTTCCAGAGGCAGTGGTTGGAGAAAAGGATGCCGTACTAGAAGATGGAACCCCAAATTACCAGACAGTAGATCAAACCAAATTGATCCCATTGTTGGTTAAAACTATTCAAGAGCTTGAGGCTCGAATTAAACTATTAGAGAATAATTAAGGACTTATTATGTCAATTACATTTGAACTGTTAGAAGAATTTACCGGCACTCGTACTAACGAAATGCCAGATATGGATAACGAAGGCGAAACAATTACTTC